AGACAGTAACGGGTTATATTACTATTAAGGATGCTGGAGGAACAACACGTAAATTAGCTGTTGTTAGTTAAATGAGGTGATGAATGTATGGAAGTAACAATAAATGAGGAACTTAGTAGAGGTATAACTAAAGTTGGGGATGAGCAGTTTGTTAATCTGAGTAAGACAGTGTACGATTTTAAACAGTATAAGATTATGAAGGATAGGAATGGTAATGACGTTGAAGTTTATTCTAAAACGTTAAGTTACACATTGGATAATCTAGAGCAGACTAGGACTAGGTTAGAAGATGAGTTAGTAATCGTGAATGAGAAGATAGAAGCTATTAAAGCTATTAAAGAGTGAAAAGGTTTAAATTAATAGAAAAACAAATATAGTAATAATGAGTCAGAGTAACGTGTTAAGGTTAACGTACGTGAACTTCTTCATTCAGAAGAATAACTTAGATAACGTGGGAGTGAATCCTCAATTATATTACAAGCGTGATGAGGAAAGTTTTGATATAAGGTTTAACTTCGGTGGATGGGTGTATAAGACAGTAGTGTACTTCTTCATGCTTCCAGACTTACCACCATTGCATACGTTAAGAAACGGTAGAGTTATTAAACCAGTTAATTTATCCGAACAGGAAGTACTCGCTGAGTATAAAGTGTTTAACGAAGCAGATGTTGAATTATTCAATACTGAAGTATTAGATAACTTTAACGCTTTTAGGGTAATCTCTTTCGAGTAATAGTATAGAAAAACATAGTTTTAAATAATAAAAGAATCAGTATATACACTCAGTGAGTGCATTTTTTTTAGTTCTTAGTAATAACTACTTAAAAAAGAGTTGATTAAAGTATTATGACAGAGAAAATAAACATGTGGATTCCACTAATGAAGAGTAGTGATAGTTCAACAGGTTATCTAGCAGTGTTAACGGATGATAGTCTCGACCGTGATGGGGAGATTATGGGGAAAAGCGTTTTCCAAACATTCGTTGATAATGATTACTTGCCTGGATTCTTAGACCATAACACTAATGTATTGAATAAAGTGTGCCGTTGGATTAACCGCAGGTTAATAACTAAGAATGGGAAGAATGCAGTACTCGCAGAGCCTTTCTTTTATCGGACTCAGAAAGCGAAAGAAGTTCAAATGTTGCTTGATGATGATGATGTGATGGGTATAAGCATAAGTGGGTTACCACTAGATAGTGATACTGTTGAAATAGATGGTAGAACGATTAAACGTTATCTTAAAATTGAGAAACTAGAAGCTAGTTTTTGTGGAATACAATCTAATAAGAATAGTATAGCTATGAGGATTGCTAAAAGTTTCAACATTAACGTTGAAAAAAATAAAATGGAGGAGAATAGAATGGAGAATGAGGAATTAAAGAAAGAGTATGAAACCATTAAAGCAGAAAATCTTAAACTAAAGAAAGACGCTGAAGATGCTAAAGTAGAAGCTGAAGTTAAGGCTGAGGAAGAAGCTAAAGTTGAAGAAGCTAAAGTTGAAGCAGAGAAGAAATTAGCTGCTGAGATTATGAAGAAGGAATTAGAAGCTTTAAAGGTTGAAAAAATTAAATTACAGAAAGAATTAGAGAATAAACCTATTGTTAAAGAACTCGTTAAACCAAGTCCAGCAACTGCAACAGTGCAGAAGATGGATTTCGAGACGAGAACTCTTAAAGCAATAAGTAAAGGTTACGGGGTGAAAATGGAATGAGTTTTGAAGAAGGAAGCAGGTTCTCAACCGATAATGTTAATGAAGAATTAGCATGGAGTAGAGGATTTGCTAAGACGAGTATTAAACCTAACCAGTATTACGGTGGTCTTAAAGGAGGAGCAGTACCTAGAAGTAGGGCTATTCAAGTTAAGGACTTCGTTAACACGGCAGGTTTGATACAAAAAGCTGGAACTAGTTTAAGCACTAGTGATAGTTTCGCGAGTGGTACAACGTATGATAGTACTAGTGGGAACTTACCAATATTCCCGATTTGGGTATTACCTGGTGAGATTGATACAGTATTATTAGAACATCCATTATTTGCGATGTTTCAGAAAAGGGCAGTAAGAGGGAAGTTCATTGACTGGAATCAGAAAACTGCTAGAGGAAGTGCTAGTTTCAAGTACGAGGACCCTAGTATGGAGCCAACAAAGGATACTATAACTAGGCAAAGTATTGAGATTAAGAGAGCTTATTCAGTAAGGAGAGTCTCTAATTTTAATATAGCTGTACAGAATGGTTGGAAGGATGAGTTGCAAAGTAATATTAACAGTGCTAACGAGGCCTTACTTGACTTAATAGAGCAAGCGATTATTAGTGGAGACGCTAGTACGAACGCTTACGAGTTCAGTGGATTAGACATTCTTATTTCAACTAATACTGAAGACCAATCAAGTGCTGAGTTAGCAATTGATAAGATTGAGGAAATAACTAGATGGGCTAGTCAAGGTGCTAAATCTAGTGTAGTAGGAACAGGTAAACCTAACTTGTATGTAACGAATAATGTAGATTTTGATAAAGTGAAAGCTTTACTAAGACCTTACTTGAGATACAATGATACTAACACGCTTAGTTGGGGTATTGAAAGTTACAGAATAAATGGTATACCAGTAATAAAGTGTCCGTTCGCGAACATCACTGCAGGAAGCAGGAGATGGTACTGTCTCGATATGAGAAAGTGGTGGATGGGTATGTTACAAGATATAACATTCCAGGAATTACCACAAGACGCTGACGCGAGGAAGTTCATGCTAAAAAGTTATTTAGCTCTTACTTGCGACGATGAGAATAAGAACAGTATGGCTTATGGAATAGGAGCGTAAGAAGGTGAATATGAAATGGCAAGCGATATAACAACTGATTGTACAATTAAATCTTGGACAGAAGGAAGTAAGAAGATATTGTGGGTGGAAACACCTGCCACGGCAGACGCTACAGATTATATCACCATCATATTAGCAGATTATGGTGCTAAGACGCTTGAAGCAGTGGATGGGTGGAGTCATACAACCACTGATAGTGTAGTAGTTGTTGAGAGGATGACTACTGCAGTAACAACTGGAACACTAGTAGCGACGATACCTAGTGGTACTGACAATGATAAGAGGGTAGCTAAGTTCTACCTGGACTGTTGAGGTGAATAGAATATGGGAGATATAACAAGTGGGTGCACTTTTGATACGTGGACTAATGGGAGTAAGAAGGTTATCTGGATTGAAACAGCAGCGACTGCTGACTCGGATGATACGATTGCTTTCGCTTTATCCACGTATGGTGCTAAGACGATAGAAGGAATAACAGGTTATGTTCATACTACAGAAGATAGTATTATCATAGCTGAGGCTCCAACGACTAGTGTAACAACTGGTACATTAACTGTTACTCTTGGTGGTAGTAGCCAGGATGATAAGAAGAGATGTTATAGAATCGAGTGTGATTGTTAAATGGTAACTTATTACGTTAAGGATATATTACCAGGATTTGCAACGAATGATGTTGTAAGATTCGATTGTGACGTGTACTTTGATGATGCAGTAGTTTTTGAGGATACAACTTTTGGTGGTGATACTACTATTGGAGATGCAGCTTCAGACACTTTAACTTTAACTGCTACTATGGCTTCAAAAATTCCACTTATGTTAAATGGTGGAGCAGCAAGTGCTAGTGGTTTATTAATGGGTGTAGGAACTAGTGCTAGTCCAGCAACAAGTGCTGTGAATGGTGCTAAATTTGTAGAACTTAGATGTGAAACTACAGATACAAGTGATGATAATAGATTAATGTATTTAAGATACGCTATTTCAGGTATTGCTGGTGGTGGAGAATGTATAAGAGCATTTTCAAAAGTAAGTGTTGCAGCAGCAACAGTGAGAGGAGCACATATTAGTTTAGACGTTGCTGATGCTGGTAGTATTAGTGGTTTAGGAGTAGGAGTTGATGCTCAATTACTAATGGGTGATGCAGCTTACACAGGTACTTTTGCATCAGTAAATGCAGAAATATATTCAAGTGGAACTAGTACAGACTTTTCAGGAGCTGCAGGAACTTCAA